GGTGCTTTTGCAACTATTGCATTGTAAGTCTCAAAGTCAAATGAAGGACCTGAGTAAACTTTTGTAGATGTAGTCATGTTATGATTTCCTTTATGTTATATTTTAAATTTTAAGAGAGGAACTACTCCCACTTGCTGAGAGTAGTTACTCGGTAGGTATTACTATTCTGTTACAATTGAGTCTAAGTAAGCTTCATATTCTGCATCTTGTTCTGCTAATGACCACATACTATCATAGTCATCAGTTTCCATGTCATCCCAAGAAACATCATATTCTGGGTCCATATAATTGAATAGATATTCTTGTTTAGGAATGTATTCTTTCATGTGATTCTCCTTAAGATAAAGTTACACACTCAATTCGAGGTGCGAGGTCAATATCTCTCGAAGGACAAGTTTAGTCAAGAAGAATGTTTAATTATTTGATTGATAGCGCAGTTTGGGTTTGCTATCAAATAATTGTGTTTACATTGTTCTTGATTAGTTTTGTCCGCAGACGAGATGCTTTTCCCGTCACTTCGCATTTAGTGTGTTAGCCCGAGCGGCGATTGAGCGTTGGTACTTATTAAGTGTGTGATGTACCCAATTGATAACTGTTTAATGTAGGTAAAACCATAGGGTTTTTAATGCACTTACAATACATTTGCCAAGATAATTTGAGTGATTACAATTCTCCCAAAATTTTTATAGGAATCATCAGGATAAGTTAGATAGTTATAGGGTATATAGTGTGGTATAAGATAAGGATATGGGTACCACATCACTGATTCTTATCCTTATGGTTAGATGTTACTCTAATCCAATCCTTATAGGTATCGTCTATAGGGGGGGATAGGTAACTATTCTAGTTGTTTTATAGTGGGATCACCTCTATGATACGAAAGAGGTATTTTGAGGGTAATGGACGATAACAATTACATCCTGAAAGGACTAGGTGCTCGGTGTGATACTAAAAGCGAATCATGTCACACCTCGCATAGCTCGGTATTGGGTATAAAGTACTTGACTTTTAATAAAGAGTGTGATATAATTAATAATTACTAATTACTATTAATAATTACTATTACTATAACTATTACTATAACTAATATAAATAACTATAATAATAATAATTATATAAAAAACAAATAAACTACGTCTTAAAGAAAATATAAATATAACTTGACTTTTAAAATAGATTATGGTATAATTATTGTATACTTCGTCTAAAGAGAAAACATAATATGCCTTTCCAAACTAATGGTAAACGAGATTACAAAAAAGAACTTAACTGGGAAAAGACTTCTAAACCTACTAGGGTTAAAGATAGAGCTAAAAGAAACTCTGCTAGAAGAGTATCTGGTCTTTCTGTAGGAGATACTAGACAAGTTGATCACAAGAAACCTCTTTCTAGTGGAGGAACGAATAGCAAGACTAACCTTAGGGTTGTTTCTGCTAAAACTAATTTAACTAAAGAGGCTCTTCGTAAGAAGAAAAAGTCTAATGGCAGGTCGTAGATCAATTGAAGATACAAATAAAATAAGAGAAGCAAACGGATTACCACTAATCCAAAAGAAAGAACCTAAGAGTAAAGCAATTCTTCCTGAAAGTAAAAAGGCTAGGGCTCAAGAAGTTTTGGCTACAATGCTTGGTCGTAAAGGTAAGAATGTAGTCCAGAAGGTTTTGGATAAAGCACTTAATGATGAGGATGATGATCAGATGGCTTGTCTTAAACTAGTCATGGATCGTATTCTCCCAGCAGATTATTTAGCTAAGGTTAAAGGTAAATCAAATCAGATCTCAATTCAGATTATGGGTGTAGGTGAAACTACTATTCATTCTTCTGAAGAAGAAGTAGATGAAGATTTAATTGACATTGACTATGAGGAAGTAACGGATAACGATGGACAAGAATGATAATAATTTTACTCCTTTTGCTATTATTAGGGATTGGTATTCTAAGCCTGGCTATTTTGATATGAAACGTGTAGCAGAAAAACCAGGCAATGAACTCTATGGTTCTGGAGGAACAGTTCTTGGTGCTAGTGATGCCTATCGTCATATTGTAGGACAAGCTTTATATGCTAGAAAATTTGGAGAAACTATAGCTGGAGCTATGGGTAATTTTAATGAATGGAAATTTTCTGAACAAGATAAAAAAGTTTACAAAGAAGAATCTGATATGGATAGAAAGAATAATGCCATAGGTTTAGAGATAGCAAAGAAAGCTAAAACAGAAGAAGATGTTTATAGAATGGCAAAAGAAGCTATAGAAAATAAAGAAGCTTTCTACTACGATAATATTACAGCTAATAGAAAACGTATAGAAACAGATGCTAAAAAAGAAAACATGCTTTATTAATTTTGGCTAATCTACAAGTAAAATTACATGATAAACAACTTGAGGTCTTTAATGATAAGACTCGTTTTAAAGTTGTAGCAGCAGGTAGACGATTTGGTAAGAGTCGACTAGCTGCATGGATGCTTCTCATTGAAGCGTTAAAGAGTAAAAGTAAAGATGTGTTCTATGTTGCTCCAACCTACCAACAAGCTAAAGACATTCTTTGGGGGTTACTAAAAGAACTAGGACATGAAGTAATTGCAGCTGCACATGAAAACACTTCTATCCTTACATTAGTAAATGGAAGAAAGATTTTCTTAAAGGGTGCAGATAGACCTGATACACTTCGTGGTATGGGTTTAGCTTATGTAGTGATTGATGAGTACGCAGACATTAAACCTAATGTTTGGGAACAAATCCTTCGACCAGCTCTAGCCGATGTACAAGGTGGAGCTATGTTTATAGGAACTCCTAAGGGACGGAATCACTTCTACGAATTATATAAATATGCAGATAGTGGTAAAGATGTAGAGTGGACTGGATTCCATTATTCATCTTATGACAATCCACTAATCCCTGCTAAAGAAATAGAAGCAGCTAAGCAATCAATGTCTAGCTTTGCTTTCCGTCAAGAGTTTATGGCTTCCTTTGAAGCAGCAAGTAGAGACATCTTTAAAGAAGAATGGATAAAGATAGATGATGAAGAACCTAGTGATGGTCGTTTTTTTATTACAGTTGACTTGGCTGGCTTTATTAATGTCGATAAAGAGTCGGGCAATAAGAATAGCAAACTCGATGAAACAGCAATAGCTGTTGTTAAAGTCCACGAAGGTGGTTGGTGGGTAGCAGATATTATTCATGGTCGCTGGGACATTAAAGAGACTTGCGAACAAATTATTAAGACAGTGATAAAGTATGAACCAGTTGCTGTAGGTATTGAAAAGGGCAGTTTAAAAAATGCCGCTCTTCCTTACCTTATGGATTTAATGAGAAGAAACAATCACTACTTTAGAATAGATGATGTTACTCATGGAAACCAAAAGAAAACAGATCGTATTGTCTGGGCATTACAAGGTAGATTTGAACATGGTAAGGTAACACTTAACCAAGGGGATTGGAACAATGAGTTTCTTGATCAGCTTGTTAATTTTCCTAATCATTTACTTCATGATGACTTGGTGGATGCTTTAGCATATATAGATCAGATTCAAATAGTAGAGTACTTTCAAGATTACGAAGAAGAAGAATACCAAGTTTTAGATAGAGTTACTGGATATTAATAAAGGACAAACATGGCACAGAACAAATTAGTAGACTGGATTAATGATAGCATTGAAGAGTGGAGACTCCACAGGGATACTAATTATCTTTTAGTCTGGAAAGAATATGAACGTCTTTGGAGAGGTGAATGGGCTGCTGAAGATCGTTTAAGAGACTCAGAGAGAAGTCGTATTACATCACCAGCTTTACAACAAGCTATTGAGAACCATACTGCTGAGATTGAAGAAGCTATCTTTGGTCAAGGAGATCATCTCTTTGATATTGAAGATGACATGGATGATCAAAATCCAAAAGATATTGAGTACCTTAAAAAGTACATGAAAGAAAACTTTAAGAAAACTAAATTGCGTAAAGCAGTTGGTGATGTTTGTTTATTAGCTTCTATCTATGGTACAGGTATTGGTGAAATTACAATTAAAAAAACCAAAGAACTTATTCCAGCAACAAGACCTATGCCTGATGTTAATGCAAGAGCTATTGGTGTAGAGACAAAAGAAAGAGTTAGTATTGTTTTAAAACCTATCTCACCACAAAACTTTCTTATTGATCCAACAGCAACTTCTATTGAAGATGCACTTGGTGTAGCTATTGAAGAATTTGTATCAGCACATAAAGTAGCTGAAGCTGTTAAAGAAGGTGTTTATAAAGATACAGACATTGAAGATGATGCAACACCTGATTCTGATTTAGAAGCTTCTTGGATAGATGAAGAATATAATGATGATAAAGTTAAAGTACTTCGCTACTATGGTTTAGTTCCTTCTAAGCTTTTAGATAATCAAGGTGAAGATGATGTAGAAGAACTATTTAAAGACAATGAAGACTCTGATAAATCTGACCTTATGGAAGACTATGGTGATTTAGTAGAAGCTATTGTTGTTATTGGTAATGAAAAGTTCTTATTAAAAGCTGAACGTAGTCCTTATATGATGAAGGATCGTCCAGTCATTGCTTATCAAGATGATACAGTACCTAATAGATTCTGGGGTCGTGGTGTTGCAGAGAAGGGTTACAATATGCAAAAAGCTATTGATGCTCAACTTCGTAGCCATCTTGACTCACTAGCACTTACAACTGTACCTATGATGGGTATGGATGCAACACGACTTCCTCGTGGTTCTAAATTTGAGATTCGTCCTGGTAAATCTATTTTAACAAATGGTAATCCTGGTGAAATCTTAATGCCATTTAAATTTGGACAGACTGATGGTAGTAACATTCAAACTGCACAAGCATTTGAAACTATGTTATTACAAGCTACAGGTACATTGGATACACAATCTACACAAACACAACCTGCCGGTGGTGAACTCTCAATTACTCTTTCATCAATTCTAAAGAAAAATAAAAGAACACTTGTTAATTTTCAAGATCAGTTC